AACATCATTCAAAAATATATTCATAAATAAAAAACTACGCACTTGCGTAATATTATCCGCACTTAAAAATGGGCTGAAAAGTGATGCCTGTTGGCAAACCCCTTGAAAGTTAAACTATGGTATGGGCTTTCAGGGGGATTTTTTTATCTGTTTAAACACCTTTACCCGTCAAGATATATTTACAGAAAAGCTTGCATATTAGTAAATTATTCTTTACTATAGGGAGACATGAGAAACACACCCACACACGCACCCGGCCTTTTGAGTACCGGAATTCCTGCAAGTTCAGCAATATCAGCAGATGAGCAGGACAGAAACTACAGCTTGGACAGCAATCCAAGAGTGGGCTGTTTAAACACCCTCAATAAAACAGAGAAGGAAACTAAAATGACATCAATAAAACAAATCAAAATCACTGATTTTGAGGATTTGCCAAACAATGAAGAACTGTGGGAAGAAAATGAAAGTGGAACCTGTGCTAATGTATATAAAAGGAATGGAAATAAAGTGGTGTGGTACACCTTTTATAGATATGGAAAGCCGTCAAAGGTCAGGACATGGGGTGCTGATAAATTCAACAACTGGATTCAAGAAATAAATGAAACAAAACAAGGAGTCTGAAGTGATTAAAAAAACAACACACAAAACAAGAGAGTCATGGATCAGAGCCATGGCTGATATGCTTTACAAAAAAGTGATCACCATGGGCGTGATCAAGAACCTGCCATTGCAAATAATCAAAGGGAATGCCCTTGAAGGAAGTGGAATGAAAAGGACCCCACTTTCTAAAATCCAATTCTCATGTGCTTATTCACCAAACATGAGGGTGGGACAAATACTCAGATCAAATGTGGTGGATGCAAAAGTCAGGGCCATTGGCCAGTGTTTTTACCCAAGGACTGTCACTGATGAAGACGGAAAAGTGATTGCAAGCTTTCACACTAATATCTTCATCACACCAAAAGAAAACAACCCCGTGGAAGTGACCTCAATCCTGCTTCATGAATTGATTCACACAGTGACACAGGGCCACGGCCACAAAGGAAGTTTCAAGACTCTTTGTGAATCTGTTGGGCTTAGGCTGACACCGGGTGGAAAAGGTCACACATCTGCACTGCCCACTTTGGAAAAGCAGATCAGGGGCTTGATCAAAGAAGTTGGAAAATACCCACACAAAAAATGGGTCCCATCTAACCAGTACAAAAAACAAACCACAAGACAGTTCAAAATGACCTCACTCAGTGTCATGTGTGATCCTTCCAATTATAAAAATAGTTGGGAAGCTCAAGCCTACAGTTGCAGAATGTCAAGACAGGCTATGAGTGCAGGATTCCCAATGGACCCCAAAGGTCATTCAATGTATCTTGAGCTTGATGCAGGCCAGTTGGAAGCATTGGTCCGGCATCCGGTGACTCATGATGAATGGCATGAAAACACAATCAAACTTCCATCAGGTGGGAGAGGGTTGTCATACGAACAATATCAACTGACACAAGGTGGACCAGTTGACCTGATAGCTCCAAACAGGATTGCTGACAATATCCTGACAAGGGATGAGAATGCTGTGATGTTTGCTGTGGCAGTTCGGGCCAATGGTCAATGTTTTCAATGGGCTTCTGCCTTAGCCAATGATAACATCTCTTATTTCCTATTCAAAGAGATGGTTGAGGACCTTGGATGGGATCGGCAAAAGGTTGTGGCTGTTGTTGAGAGTCTGAAAGCAAAAGACATGATCATGAAAGTTGACGGAATGACAATTGGACAGCCTAAGAATCTTCACTACATCCATTTGAATCTTGATGAAGAAGGAAGGTCAGCAGGTGAACAGTCTTCAGCATATAGAGTGTTGAAGTCTTTTGACCATTTGGACCCAACAGGCCCAAATCCTTTCATGGTCGGCAGTGGGGCAAGTGATCCTTGCCCTCCCGACCCAAAGGCAAAACACGGATATGACAGTCACAAAAGATTCTGCCCGGAATTTGTGAGCAGGTCATCTGAGTACAGCCCGGAACACAATCGGGAAATAAATGCAAGAGCCATTGAAGGTCTTGAGATGGAAACAGAAAGGGCTGAAGATCAAATGGCAAGACAGACTCGGATTTGCACAACAAATGTGAAAAGACAGACCCTGAGACTGATGACAAACCTCAGTGATCACATCTTCATGCTTGAACAACGGATTGAGGATTTGGAATGTGAAGCCAAGTCAATCAGGGAGTCAGTGATATGAAACCAAGAGGACATGAATATGTGTGGTCAGTGCATTTCAGCAGTCAGGCGTGGTTGTATGTCCCCATACAACAAGCCTGCTGTGTCCCTGTTGGGATGAATGCAAAGGAATGTGAAGAAGTGGCTTACATCCTATTTGACAATTCTTTCTTTTGTCAAAAACACTATAATGAAGGAAGGGAGTTTGAGCAAAAACAGCAGGCGTACTTTCATGAAATGGTACGGCCTGAACTACAATGGAAAAGAGCTGAAAGGCTTGAAACTGAAAACATACTTGAATCCTTGGGACCCTGTGAAGGTGGACCCGTAGATGGAAAAGATTGGATTCAAGAACTAAATGAAAAGGAAGTGTAAAATGAGACTAATGAAACAAGTGATGGAGATATTAGAAAAGATGAGATACAATGAATGGCCGTCAAAAATAACCTATGAAAGACAGCACATGGAGTGGTCAAAGGTCAGGATCATTGTGGCAACACGGAGAATGATGTTGGACATTGAGAGTGCCATTGATGAGCTTGCAGATGAGTTGCTAATCACTGTTGAAACAAAGGCAATCAAAAGGGCAGGAATAGTCAGACATTACATGATCACTGTTCACCGGAAAGGTGATTCAATGTATATCACCAACAGCCAAGACACAACGGCTGAGGTTTTCCCACTATACGACACCCAAACCATTCCCGGATCAACAGATCAGGAGCATGTCAGGATGACCAAGGATGAGTTTGATGCATTGGGTAAACAAAAAGGGTATGTCCACCCACTATTCTCCCAAGAAGAAAAACCCTACTTGGTTTTGACCCGGAGAATGCTGAAAGCTCTGATGAGTTTGTCAATGAAAGAAGCCATTGGAGTTGTGGTCCTGAGAATGGAGCTTGCAGGAAATGAATGGCCGGGGCAAATGAACCTGACTTCAGAGTTTGAGCATGAAACTTGGGATGCCCGGGATGCAGAAGATGCTGAAGGAGTTGCCAAATGAATTCCTTTAATGGGATTGACCTTGTGTTGGTGATAACTGTTGTCCTGTTGGTCCTGAAGGTTTTGGACCTGAGAAAGCAGTTGAAACATCAGCAGGGTTTTGTGAAGACCTGTCACCGGGAGCTGAATGACATCCGGATCAGGTATGAGAAACTCAAGTCAGTGCCAGTGCCGTGTCCAAATAAGAACTGCACCTATCACCACCCCTGAATCAGTTGACAGTTGTCAACAAGCAGAGAAGCCCCGAAAGGGGCTTTTTTGTTTATGGCTCTTATCTATATTTATATTTATATAATATTATTATAATATAATAACCCTTTCCAAACTGTTTAAACAGTCTGTCAATAGGGTACTATAAAAAAGTTACCAAACTTTTATTCAGAATGTGAGTATAATTCAACAGGCTTATGGACAGCCTGACACTGACAAAATAGTAATTAATGGCAATTAAGGCTTGGGTCAGATAAACAAAACAATCCATACGGACAAAAAAGGTTGCAACCTATTGTCTCAGACAATTGAATGAAATTGGACTTTATATGTGATCAAACAGAGAAAAGCCAAAAACAAGAAAAAACAAGCTCCAAGGAAGGGCCGTAAAGGCCGGAAAAGTTCAAGGGGTAGGCTGAGGTATGCTTCAGAATGAATGATCGTGCAAAACAGGAAAAGAACAGGAATGAAGATGGAACCTTCAAGCAGGGGAAGTCAGGCAATCCAAATGGCAGGCCAAAGAAGGGTCTTGCCATTTCTGACATCCTGAATGAATTGGGTGACAAAGAGATCAGTGAAGATCAAACCCAAAGGGAAGCAATCCTTTCAAAAGTATATGATCAGGCCATGGGTGGTGATTTGAATGCAACAAAATTTATTGCAGATAGAACTGAGGGGACCAGTGTTCAAAGGATGGCAGTGACCACCAATGAACCAATTCAAGTCATGAGAATAGTGGAGCCGGATAATGCATAAGACATTGACATATTTTATTATAGGGTTTGTTGCCGGACTGATAACTGTGGAGCTGACGAATGGAAAGCCCCCGGTCAATTGTTCATTGCGTGAATATCCTATTGGATATGATTATTTTTACAGACCATTACACTTGAGGAGTGGGGTCTATCAATACAGCCACTATTTTTCAAGAGAAAACAACAGTGGCCATAGTAGATCAGGAAGCAACAATGATGAAGGAAGGACCACAGATGCAGGGACCCAATCATTTAATCACAACAGTCAAGAAAGACAAGAGAGTTGGGGCAATAAGAATTGAACACATGCAGACTGTTTAAACAGGTTATAAGTGGAAATAAAACTTGATGACATCAGGTGGTCCATATTAAATCACCCCTCCTCAATAAAAGTTTTATGCACCGGGAGAAGATGGGGCAAGTCAGTTTTGTCAGCAGTGTTTCTGCTCCACCAACCTTTTGCATCAGGGGAAAGAAGAATCTATATTTCCCCATATTACAGACAATCAAAATTGATTATGTTTCCACTAATGAAGGAATTGATGTTGTCCTTTGGGGAAGTCAAAATCAATGAAACAGAACTGTCATTTAGATTTGCAAATGGTGCTGAGTTGGCACTCAAGGGAGCTGACAACCCTGACAGTCTCAGGGGAATCAGCTTGGGCCACAATGGAAGCAATGGAGTTGTGATTGATGAGATGGCATATTGCAAACATGGATTCTTTGAAGAAATTGTCATGCCCATGCTAATGGATCACAGTTCCAAAGCAATGCTCTGCTCCACCCCCTCCGGATTCAACCACTTTTATAATTATTACCTCAATGGCCAACCCGGTGGAAAGCCCAATTGGAAGTCATGGCAGTTCAAAACAATTGAACACGGAATGATCCCAAAGAAGGCTGTCCTTGAAGCAAAGAAAAGTATGACCAAGGACCAGTATCAGCAAGAGTTGGAGGGTGACTTTCTGACTACAGGAAACAAGGCTGTGTGGAATTTTGACAGGAACATCCATGTGAAAGAACACACAGACCTCCCACCCAATTTGTTTTGGGGTCAAGATTTTAATGTTTCGACCATGGCCAGTGTACTCATGGGGACCTATACAGATGGAACTCTCCATGTCATTGATGAAATAGCATTGACCAATTCAAACACTGAAGAAATGGCAAGGGAAATGAAAAAGAAATGGCCACATGTCACAACAACCTTCCCGGACCCGGCAGGCCGGGCATTATCCACAACCTCAAACAATAGAAGTGACCATGCTATTTTGAGAGAGTACGGATTCAATGTGAGGGCCAAGTCAAAGGCCCCCCTACAAAAAGACAGACTTTATTCTTTAAATAGACTTTTGATGAACTCTGAGGGACAAATCAAAATGACAGTATCACCCAAATGCAAAAACCTGATCCGGGACTATGAATTAGTACAAAGGGACAAGCACGGAAATTTGGATAAATCAGACCTCAGTTTGTCCCATTTTCTTGATGCTTCGAGCTATTACTGTGATTTATTACATCCGGCCTATAGAAGAAAAGCAACCACCTTGGAGTTTTAAATGATTATTCCTGACCTATCAAAAGAAACAATTGTCTCATCTATCAAAAAGGAAATTGATAGGATTGAAAGTGAGAGATGGAATGAGATTGAAATGTTTCTTGACTATTATGAGAACACTGAAACTGGAAAATATATTGAACAATACTTTGACTCAGAAACCTTGAGTAGCGTACCTTTATTCACACAGTCAATTGTGCGAAGATTTTGCTCCGCCAAAAGTTTAGTTTACGGCAAGGGCGAGCCGGAAAGACAGGTGGATGACAGGTATAAAGATTACACCAAACAATTGAATCAGAAATGCAGACAGATTGAGGAGCTGACCTTCCTGCTTGGGAATATGTGCATGCGGACCAAGTACAGCCAAGAGAAACAACAATTAAAATGGGATTTGATTCCTTTTTACCATTTATTTTGGGTTGATGGGGATGAGGACCCTTGTGCAATTTTATATCCAATCCAAAGACATGGCTATAATAAATTAAATAATGAGATGTATGCCTTTTGGTCCAAAGAATTAGACGGACAACAAGCCTTTCATTTCTTGGTGGATTCAAAGGGAAATATTGAACATATAAATTCCGAGGACCTCAACCCCTACAAAATACTTCCCTTCACCATGACCCGGAGATCACCAAAGGTCCGGGATTATTTCGCAGGCAATGCCAAGGATGTGGTGGAATGCTCCAAGCATTTAGATTTGGCCATGACTGAACTGGCCTTGGCCATCAGGATGGGGGCAACAGGTGGGGTCAAATGGATCAGTGGTTTGGATGTGAATCCCGGTGAAAATATCACCATCGGCATAGATAAAGTCTTGGTTTTACCGAGTGACACAAGTTTTAATATGACACAGCCCTCCGGTGGACTCAAAGAGATCATTGACACAACCAAATTTTTCATTGAATCAGTGGCATCCAATAATCATTTAAACATCAGGTTTGCTGATGTAGGTGGGAATCCTGTTTCGGGTGAAGCACTCAAGATCATGAACATTGAATCCATTGAGCAACGGGAAGCCAGTGTGGAAGATATTTGGAGACAGTTTGAAAATGAGAGATATGAAGTGGACCGGGCTGTTTTAGAAATGGATGCAGGGGTGAAACTATCTGAAGACATTTATGTGGATTTCCCGGAGTTAGACTTCCCCGTGGACAGCATGACAGAGCTTCAGGTCCTTGAGAAAAAGAAACAAATGGGCATCATAACCCAAAGAGAATTATTGCTTCACTTCAACCCGGATGCTGATGAAGCTGAACTGGCTGAGAAGATTGGTGAAGTGAGAGCAGAGAAACAAGAGGAGACAACCTTGGCCACACCACCTGAACAAAAGGGAA